TAAAGAAAGTTGTATACGAAGAAAAAGATATAGAGAAAAGAGAAGGCAGTATGTTTTATAACTCTGTTATTGATTACTGGAAAGAAAATACAGAGACAGTTTTTAAGAAACAAAGAGATATTGATATTGCGTATTCTATAATTGATCTTATGGATCGTGTAGAAAGTATTGAAATCTTTAATAAAAAAGCGCTCTACATTCTTTTGAGAGAAATATCAGGTGCACAGACACAGCACATAACAAAAGTTCTTAATGTAATGAGAAATCATTTTAAAACATTAAACACACAATGGGAGCAGAGTGGTTATATTTCAGCATCAGGTTCTACTAGGGCGTATTAGTGGCATTTTATAGAGTAAAGCACAATGAGAATGAAAAGATATTTGATCCGTTTGAAGACTATAATAGACCTGATGAGTGGGAAAATGACTCTAGGTTAGATGATCTAGATTGGATTTCAAGATATGAACATGAAGCTAAGGTACTCGAATATAGAATTAATGAACACAAATTAAAAACTATATTAGAAATTGGAAGTGGTCCTGGTGGACTATGTAAACACCTAGATGACTTAGGCGCATTGGATGGTATAACATACCACATGATTGATAAAAAGAACGCTAAAAAATCACACGATAAGAGAGAGTGGCCAGGTAAAATATTTGTACAAGACTTAAGACAAGGTGTTGACTCTAAAGGCTTGCTTGAGAGCTATGATTTAATAATTTGTAATGATGTTTTAGAACACTTGCCGAACCCAACAAAAGTAATACAAGACTTATACCACTTAAATAATAACAAGCTGTGGATCAGTATTCCTAATTGGCGAATGGGTCATCAATTTTTTTATAGAGGCTTATTTGATTACGATAACTTTTTATACTTTATGAAAACACACAAGTACACTGGCATAGCAATAAATGATTCGCCACTAAAAACTCCAATGTATGCAAAGCTTGAAAGCGAACAATTATTACCTGATGAGTATGTCAGAAGCTGGAATTGGTACTTGTTATTTGACAAGGTAGTGACTAAGAACTAAATAAATATAATACTATATTTCTCTATATTTATAATCAAAAGGCTAGTTTTATGTCTAACGATTATGAAATATATGAAGGTATGAATCTTTCTGATCTCTTTAAAAAGATAGATAATAATACCAAAAGAAATAAAGTACAGATAGAGAGCTTAATACAAGAGCTCATGGTGTTCATAAAAGATCCTAATACAGCAATTCAATTATTTCCTATGATCAGTGATTTTACAGAAGCTAATATAAGAAATGATGAACTTCTAGTAAAGCTCGCCGCAGTTGTGCAACGCGTTATGTCTGTTGAAGGCAAGTCTGATTCTACAGAATTTGGTCTTTCTGATGAAGAGAAGAAGGGTATTCTAGACAGAATAAGCAAAGCGACAGAAACAATACAAAACGAGGTAGATGATATAAACCTACAAATACAGGAGTAGTAAATGTCTAGTAATACTGTCGAACGTTACGGCGGAATCTGGATAGATAAAGTCAATAAACTCAATCCTGTGGAATTCTCCGATGATCTTGTTACCGAGAAGCGTGCAAGAGATATTGGTTTAGACATAGTTGATAAACTAAAGACTGCATCAATTCAAATCATTTCAGCTGAAGTGACAGGTGTAATATACAACGAGAAAGATGTCGAGAAAAATGAAGGCGTCAATGATCGTCATATTGGATGTATTCAAGTACAATGCTACCCAGGGTTTGATCTACCGACTGATTGGATTTATCCGTTAGAAGCTAACATTAAAAAATATCCCGTTTACGGTGAGATGGTTGCAATCATATGTTTAGGAGACATCGCATATTATTTTAATCCTATTAATGTAAGAAGATCATCTAATCATAACGCAGTAGTCGGTGCAACAGATGTTGGTGGTAAAAGACGTAAACACGACAGTAAAGATTATAAAGAAAAATTAAAGGGATTTAAGCCTGAACCAACAAGACCTACAAGACAGATTGCTGGTGATATTGTGCTTGATGGTAGAGAAAGACAATCAATAAAATTAGGTAAAAATGATAATATAGAGGCGAAGTCCGGACCGATAATAAAATTAAGAATAGCAAATACAGATACTGATGACGAAAAGATAGATGCGCCAAAGCCAGAAAATATCGTAAATGATGCAGGATCAATTTATATTTTAGAAAAAGAAGAAATTAGGCTAACACCTGCAAGGAATGTAAACAGTGAAATAACACCATCGACACACACTGGCAAACAAATATTAATAGACTCTGATAAATTAGTTTTCAATACAAAAGAGGGCTCCCACAATAATGTAGGAATATATTCTGGATATAATTTAAATTTAATATCTAAAAATGATTCTCATATTATAGGTAAAAGAGTTTATGTTGGTGCAGAACCAGAAGCTGTAGGCGTTCAGCCAGTTGTTTTAGGTGATGCACTAGTCGACCTATTATTTTATATGGCACAAGCTTTAGAATCTGCAGGAACTGATTTACAGTCCGGAACAGGAATAAGTCCGTTGGCAGGTGCACCTAGTATTGATCCTCTAAAACAAAAGGCTGGTGCATCAATGACTGCACTATTTGGATCTGCTGGAAAATTTAGTAAACAAAATTTAAAAGAAGCTTTATTGAGCAAACACGTTTATGTGTCTAAACAAGGGAAATAATGTTAGATTGTAATAATATAACTAGTCTTAGAAGGACACTTTCTGGTGGTGCAAAACTTCTTATGGGCGATCAAATATTAATTGGTTGTGCTGTAAAAGTTTCTAACAGCTTTATAAAAGAACCTATAACTGAAGAAGAAGAAAAACAAAACAAAGCTGTTGCTGAAATTTTTGATATTCCTCAAAATCAATTAGAAATGGATCCTCTTGTGACGACACCAATTGGAACAAAATTAAATGCGCCGGAACCGTTTTTTATAACAGAACCAGGTTGGGAAGTTTGTGAAGGGTCAACTGTAGAAGTTATACATGCAGGTTACGGTGGTGAGGTTAGGCTTTTTGGAGCTGATGCTGATTTATTGCAAGGCGACTTGATTGTCAATGGTACAATTATCGGACCTGATGGCACTGTGTATGAAGCACCGTTTACAATTCCAGGGCCAGGATTTAAAGTCGGTCCTGATGGTGCTGTAATATCACCTACTGGTGGAGGTGAAGAAGACTACTGTAGTTTACAAGAGCTAGCAGGAAACCTTAGGTCTGACACAAAAAGAGTAATAGATCTGGACATCGATCTTGATTTAGATTTAGATATACCAGGACTAGATATGACTTGGTGGGTTCCTATACAAGAAAAAATTAATGAAGTAACACAGCTACAAACTAAACTTATAGGAAAAGTTCAAATGCTCGCAGATAAAGCGAAGTATGATCCTGAAGGAGATGTTTGTAAGTATAGGCCAGAAGCACAAAAATTATTACAGCTTATTAGAGACATACAAAGAATATTATCACAAATTAGAAGAGTTGTCCAAGCAGTACGAACAGCAGTTAATACTGTAAAAAGAGTGATAAGAATAATTGAAAGTATATTTATGGTCGGCAAGGCAGTTAAACTCGCTCTTGTTTATATGATGATAAAACAAATGGTTTTAGGCTTAGCACAAATGATAGATACACTTGCAAGATCTATACTAGATGCAAATAGAATTTTACCAACATTAATAGCTACACTATCTGCAATGATACAGGCATGTGCTAATCAGAGAGGTTTAGAAGATGGCTTATCAAAAGAAGATTGTGAGGCTTTAGGCGGCACTTGGATAGAAGGTAAGAGAAAAGGTGATATGGGTGATGGAAGCGCTGGTAGATATGGAGATGATATAGAAGCAGAAGTTTCGAAACTAAATGATGATTTAGACCTATATTTAAAACCAGGGTTAGCTTTAAGTCCTGGAGATTTAATTACTGGAGGATGTGTAGAATTTGAAGACCAAAAAGTATATGTTGGACCTATTCCACCAGAAGTTGAACAAGAAGAAAATCACACATATCAAGTAGAATCTTTTGAAATACCAGGCGAAGGTTGGAAAGTTTGTAGTGAAGGAGCATCAGGTCAGTCTGAAAATGCTACAATTTCTGAACAAGAAATGAGAGCAATACTTGATGCACAAATAGTTGATATATCTGCATGCTTGACAAGAATAGAAGATATTCAAGCAACTGCAGATTTTATAGAGTAAAAATAAAGGTAATAAAAATGAAGTCAAATACAATAACAGCACTTAAAAAGATAATAAAAGAAACAGTCGAAAAAGAAGTAGCAAGACAAATAAACATAGTTGTGAAAGAATTAGTTACTCCAACACAACCAGTAAATAGTCCAACTACAACACCTGAATTGGCAGCTTTAGAAAATACTGAGGCAAATCTTCCTGAGTATATGAAAGAGCCAAGGGAGGAAAGGCAACTTGCAAAAGATCCTGTATTGAATAAGATTTTAAATGAGACTCAAGGTGGAATTGGTGGTGAGCCAATGCCAACTATGGGCGGCGGTGCTTATACTTCAGATAGGATGGGAGAAATAGCAGGAGGTGTGCCAATGCAGCCAACTGCTAATACACCAGACTTTATGAAGAAGGCAATGAGTGGACATTCAGCAAAAGTTGTTAAAGCTATAGAGAGTAAACATGGCACTAAGTCTTAAAAGATTAATTTTTAATTTAGCTAATATAAAGCATGAGCATACAAATCAGAATAAATTTCTGAAGACTAAGGCTAAAATAAAAGAAATGCGTAGTAATATTAAAGAAGCAACAAAAGATGCAAAAGCTATACATGATTATGTTGAGAAAGCTGAAGTTTCATTTGGGAGTGGCGGTGGACCACCTATTTTAGAGAAAAAATCATTTGTCTTTATGGCAGACTATGTTGCAAGACTTCAACAGACACCTAATCTAATAGAAAGAGATAATTTAGTTAAACAAATGAAAAATGATTTAGAGTTAGGGTTGTCAACTTCTTCAGCTGGAAGATATTTAACTACACGGGGTAGGTCTCGTGAGCTAAGAGGAAAGTTTAGAGAACTTAGCGGTGATCTTTTAAAAGCATTATTAAACCCTAAAGGAAGACTAAAATAATGGCACTAGAAAATCCAAGAAATGCAGCTGTAAGAACGCGTGATAAAGATCCTGATACATTTATCGGTGTATCTCTTCCATTTTCACGCGGTAAGAACGGTTGGTTTAGATCTACAAAAAATTTAAGTGACCAAACAAAATCAAATTTAAAGAATTTATTATTAACTGTAAAAGGTGAAAGAGTTAATCAGCCTGAATTAGGGTGTGATTTATTTAATGTTTTATTCGAACCGATGGATGACTCGTTAAGTGTAAAAATAGACACATCAATTAGAGAGGCTGTCACGAAGTGGTTACCCCACGTAATAATAAAAAATATAAGTGTAGACCTTAGAGAAAATGAAAATCTTGTAAACGTTAGTTTGACATTTTCTACATCCGTAGATCCCGGAGCAACAGATTCTATTACACTAAATTTAGCTAGAGCCGGAGAATAAAATGGCTATTGATCAACAAAGACCAAAAGATATTAATTTTCTAAACAAAGACTTTACAGGATTACGAAGTGATCTTATTGAGTATGCTAAAACATACTTTCCTGCATCATACTCAGACTTTAATGAAACTAGTCCTGGAATGATGTTTATCGAAATGGCTGCTTATGTAGGGGACATACTTTCATTTTATATCGATGAACAATTTCGGGAATCTTTATTAGCCTATGCAGAAGAAAGAAAAACTGTCTTCGATATAGCACAATCATACGGATACAGGCCAAAAATTTCTACACCTTCAAATGTTACAGTTGATTTCTTTCAAACAGTGCCGGCTACAGGAACTGGTGACACAGTAGTGCCAGATTATAGATACGGTCATAGAATTAAAGAAGGGACTGTCATAGCTTCAGACCAATATAGCAAAACATTTAGAACAGTTAGTGAAGTTGACTTTAGTACGTCAGGCTCATTGGAGCCTGTCGAAGCATCAATCTATGAAGTTGGTGAAGACAGTACACCAACAAAATATCTTTTAAAGAAACAAGCAAGAGCTGTTAGCGGTGAAGTTGTAACAGAAACTTTTGCATTTAGTTCAGCTAAAGCTTATGATATGGTTACACTGGCAAATAAAAATGTATTAGAAATAATATCTGTAACTGATAGCAACCTTAGTAAGTGGTATCAGGTTGAGTCACTTGCACAAGATTTAGTTTATGAAGAAGTTAGAAATGATGCTGAATTCGATCCTAATTTGGCAGGCTTTAATGACACTACACCTTACATGATTAAATTGTTAAGGACAAAAAAGAGGTATAAGTCTTACATAAAATCAGATGGATCATATCAGCTAAGATTCGGTTCAGGAACTGCAACAGAAAATGATGAAGAAGTGATACCTAATCCTTCAACAGTTGGAAATTCAAATGTTAATTCTGACTTTTTAAATTCTAATTCTGCATTAGATCCTGCTAACTTTTTGGAGACAGCTGTTTATGGTGTTGCTCCAGCCAATACAACACTCACAATAAAATATTCTGTTGGTGGCGGTGTTGATGATAATGTTCCATCAAACAGTATTAATTCTTTAAGAAGTCTAACTTCAGAAATAAACAGTACAGGATTAGACGCTACATTAGTAGAAGAATCACAAGGTTCAATATCTGTTAGCAATCCTGGTCCTGCTACAGGTGGAAAAGGTGAAGAAACAATAGACGAAATAAAAGAAAATGTAAAACAGTTTTTTCAAGCTCAATCAAGAGCAGTAACAAAACAAGACTATATTACAAGAATTTATAGCTTACCTGCGAAGTATGGCAATGTTGCAAAAGTTTACATTACACAAGATGATCAATTAAATTCAGGTGAAGGTGTAATACAAGGTGATGTTATTACTCCAGAAACTTTACAAACAGAATTTATTGACAAAGGTGAATCATTAAAAGTTTCTGATTTAGAAGTTAGAGTTCCTAATCCTATGGCATTAAACTTTTATGTTTTAGGATATAATAACAACAAAAAACTTGTAAACGTAAATCAAGCGACAAAAAGAAATTTAAAAACTTATATGGGGCAGTACAGAATATTAACTGATGCTATAAACTTAAAAAATGCTTATGTGATTAATATAGGTGTTAGATTCACAATATACGCAAAAAGAGGATATAACAAAGAAGAGGTGATTTTTAAATGCATACAGAAAGTTAAAGAATATTTTAATGTTGATAAGTGGCAAATAAACCAGCCAATAATGCTTTCTGATGTTGCTTATCAGGTTTCACTTGTAGACGGTGTAAATAGTGTTGTACCGCCTGTCTCTGATAATCCTGATGGTAATTTAATAGTTGTGACAAATAAGTTTGAAACTGCTAGCGGATATAGCGGTAATATTTTTGACATATCAACAGCAATAAAAAGTGGAGTAATTTATCCTTCACTAGATCCTTCAATCTTTGAAGTAAAATTTCCAGATATTGATATTATTGGTAAGTGTTTAGGAGACTATTAATGGCACATCTTTTTAGAACACCAAATAAAGATGCAATACTTAGAAGAGGTGCATCAGTTGCAGGAACATCAAGCGCGCAAAATTTCGGTGGTGATGAAATATTAGAAGTAGGTAAAAGCTTTCAAGCAGGTGGAACATCTGTAAGCGCTATTCAAAGAGCAATTATAAAATTCGACATCACAGACTATTCTGCATCGCAGGCAGACGAATCAATTGGTGAAGATGTAAAATACTATTTAAATCTTTATGACGCTGGCTCTTTTGAATTAACAAGAGACAACAACAACATTGAAGTTTACGTTGTGTCACAAAGTTGGACAGAAGGTGACGGAAAATTATCAGATGATCCAGCAATAGAAGAAGGCACTAGTTGGAGATACAGGACAGGTGTTTCTGAATCTTTAGAATGGTCAGCTACAAATTCAGAATGGGGTGGATCATATGTCTCTAGCTCAAACTATTCTGCATCATTTAGTTTTTCAAAATCAGGATCTGATGCAAGAGTTGACGTTACAGACATTGTAAAAACTCTGATCGCAGGAAGTGCCTCCAATGAAGGCTTCTTAATAAAGAGAACAACAGATATAGAAAATTCTTCCGCAAATTTCGGTACATTAAAGTTTTTCTCTAGTGACTCTCATACAATATTTAAACCAACACTTGAAGCTGTTTGGGACGACGCATCATGGACAACAGGTTCACTTTCAGCACTTGACTTAGATGAATTAGGAAATTTAGATATTTATATGAATAGTTTTAGAAGAGAATACAAATTAGGTACTGTATCTAAAATAAGGGTTAAGGGCAGAGAAAAATATCCTGCTAGAACTTTTGGAACATCATCAGCTTATTTAGACTGCGCTTACTTTCCATCTGCATCTAGTTTTTATTCTATAGTTGATTCTAAAAATCATCACACTATTATTCCTTTTGGGAGTGGTTCAAAATTAAGCTGTGATGGGACTAGTAATTTTTTCAAATTAACAACTACCGGTTTGGAACCAGAAAGATATTATAATGTATTATTTATGGTAGAAAGCGGAAGCGGTATAACAAAGACAACACAATTTATAGATAACGACGACCAGTTTAAGGTGGTAGAATAATGCCGTATAATGAAGAAGAGTTAAAAGATAATATCTACTATCAGTCTTTAAAACAAAGAGATGAAGATGCATATAATAGAAAATATCATAAAACACATGATACTTTTATGGCTAGAGAGGCAGAATTTGAGCCTAATGAGACCAAGAGGTTAAAGATTTCTTTAAGAGATAAAGGTGATATAATAAAATTATATGAAGATCCACAGACAGGTGAATCATATCCTAGTCCTTGCCAAAAACTTTATATTAGACT